CTAGCTCCTAGAGAGATTGGGGGGTTACAAGTAGAAATGCTTGTAGCCCCTCTTTTTTAGTGATATACAGTCGTTATCGGGAAAAAACCGTTTACCAGACAGACCCGACTGACGACATGCAGACTGGTAAACACAACTCGCATGTGAGGAATTGAAATGGCACGTACTACTTTTTCGGGTCCGGTTGCTTCGGACAACGGTTTTGAGGGTGATATCGTTGGCGGCGTTGTATCCGCTTCAACCCTTGTGATCGGCACGACCACGATTACTGCTGGTGCAGTTTCAGGAACGATCGCTGACCAAGCCGGTTACATTCCGGTCAAGATCGGATCGACCGTTGCGTACATCGCGCTGTATTCCAGCCTGACTCCGTAAGATTTCGTAGGGGGGCGTAAGCCCCCTTCACTCATTACAGGAGATTCAGATGGGTATGCAAACAGATGTCTTAGCCAGTAAACCCCGTACTGATGCGGGGCAGATGCTGGATCAAAATAGCCTTGTAATTGGTCGCACTCGTGTAAAGGCAATCTACATTGTCCCAAACTCAACGGCTGGCGAAGTCGTGTTCAAGGACGGTGGATCGGGCGGTCCAACTAAAATCACGATTGGCACAGTCGCTTCGGCGTCTACTCCAGACTACATCCTGATGCCGGGTGAAGGGCTTCTCTTTCAAGAGAACGTCTACATCGCTCCGTCAGGTGTCATCTCGACGATGGTGATCTATGGCTAAGTCACCAGCATGGCAGCGTAAAGAAGGCAAAAACCCTGCTGGTGGACTTAATGCGAAAGGTCGTGCTTCGTATAACCGAGCTAATCCCGGTAAGCCGGGGTTGAAGCGACCCCAGCCTGAAGGCGGACCTCGTAAGAAATCATTCTGCGCGAGAATGTCAGGAATGAAGAAAAAGTTGACCAGCGCAAAGACCGCCAATGATCCCAACAGTCGTATCAACAAGTCCCTCAGAGCATGGAATTGCTGATATGGAAATGGTTGTTTGGAACATGGTTCTTACGGGAATCGTGGCTATTTTGGGTTTTGTTGTGAAAGAGAAGTTTGAAGAACTCAAACGCCTCGGCATTTTGCTCAACAGAACACGCGAAGAAGTAGCCCGTGACCACGTGACTCGTGCAGAAGTACGAGCAGATAACGAACAACTTTTGGCCCGACTTGATCGGTTAGAACAGAAGATTGACAGGCTGGTGGAAAGTGCCAAGTAAATCGGGTAAACAACATCGTTTAATGGCCTTGGTTGCGAATGACCCGAAAGCAGCCAAACGTCTTGGAGTCCCCCAGAAGGTTGGGAAGGAATTCATGAAGGCTGACAAGGGTCGCAAGTTCAAGAGGAAATAATCATGGGAATGTCTCCTAAAGCAATGAATATGGCTAAGGCCGGTCGCGCTATGAAGTCGGCTACTCCCGACATGATGGGTCGCGCTATGGCCCGTCCGCCGGGAATGAAGAAGGGTGGCAAGGTAGGCAGTTCAGCCTCCAAGCGTGCTGATGGCGTTGCTCATAAGGGCAAGACCAAGGGCAAAATGATCAAGATGAACTACGGCGGTAAGTGCTAATGAAAAAGTACGCAGCGGGGGGAATGTCCCCTGATGAAGAAGCCGACCTTCAGGCTTTGAAGACTCTTAAGCAGGGTGACTACGACGTAGGTGGTCCGAAGCGCCGCTTTGCCCGTGGCAAGGTTAAGAGAATGGCCGGTGGTGGTATGTCTGCTTCCAAGCGTGCTGACGGTTGCGCTATCAAAGGTAAAACCCGAGGGAAGTTTGTATGAAAGGCTTCGGCAGTCGCGGCTTTGGCGCTAAAAAGCGTATGCGTAAGTTTGAAGAAGGCGGTCCGACAGACTATGCAGAGTCGGGAAGTGCTGGCAGCACCAATATTAGTTTTGGTGAGGCGTTCCGCGCTGCTCGTAAGCAGGGTCTAAAAACCTTCACTTGGCGTGGCAAGGAATACACCACTGAGACCAAGGAAGATAAGGCCAAGAAGTCGCTTGATGAAGTTGAAGTCAAGAGCAAGCGTCCTGACTTTAAGGAAATTTACGAGCGCGATACGGTGACGGATAAGGCTGGCATGGGTCAGCGCGGTCCTAGCGAACGTCGTAGCGGTATGAAAACCGTAACGGTATCTACCAACAAGCCGACAGCGGCTGAAAAAGATGTTGGTGGGCGTCGTCGCTTTATGGCTCCGGGTGCGCGTCGTGAGCGTGAAAAGGAACGTGCGGAGGCTATGGGCTTCCGTAAGGGCGGCTCTGTCAAGTCTTCCGCTTCCAAGCGTGCTGACGGCTGCGCTGTTCGTGGTAAGACAAAGGGACGGATGGTCTGATGATGCCCTCCCGAGGCATGGGTGATATCAATCCCAAGAAGGTGCCGCGAGCAAAGCGGCGCGGGGATGACAAGCCTGTGATCGGGACGGGCAAGCCCATTCGCACCTTCAAGAAAGGCGGCGAGAGCAAGGTCAACGCAGCCGGTAATTACACCAAGCCCGGTATGCGTAAGAAGTTGTTTGAGTCAATCAAGGCTTCGGCAACGCAGGGCACAGCAGCAGGTCAGTGGTCGGCTCGTAAGGCGCAGTTGTTGGCTAAACGCTACAAAGAAAAGGGCGGCGGATACAAGTCATGAAAGCCCCGCAGCAATCCTTGAAGGCTTGGACTGCCCAGAAATGGAGAACCAAAAGTGGTAAACGATCTTCTGACACGGGTGAAAGATATCTACCAGAGGCTGCGATTAAAGCTCTCAGCCCTGCTGAGTACGCCCGAACCACTGCCGCCAAGCGCCGAGGAAAAGCCCAAGGCAAGCAGTTCGTCGCGCAACCCAAAGGCATCTCGCAAAAAACCCGTGCGTATCGCCAAAAAGGTAAGTAAGCGTGGTCGATAAAACTACAGCTACAACAGACTTCAACCTCGACCTCAACACGATTATTGAAGAGGCGTTCGAGCGTTGCGGTGCTGAACTGCGTACGGGTTATGACTTCCGTACGGCCAAGCGTAGTCTGTCGCTGCTGCTGATGGACTGGGCTAACCGGGGTATCAACCTTTGGACGCTAGAACAGGGCACGCACACTCTGACCTACAACGTCGGTACGTACGACTTGCCGGTGGATACGGTTGACCTTCTTGATCACGTAATCCGTACTGGCTCTGGCACGAACCAGCAAGACATTAACATCTCGCGCATTTCGTCCAGCACGTATGTCTCCATCCCGAATAAGAACGCGACGGGTCGCCCGATTCAGATTTGGATCAATCGTCGCACTGGTGCTACAGGCGCTGATAACGAAGTGGTCTATCCGCAATTTACGGTTTGGCCAAAGCCTGATAACAGCACGACTTGGACCCTGTACTACACTCGCCTGCGTCGTATGTTCGATGTCGGTAACGGTGTAAATGGACAGGATATTCCGTTCCGGTTCCTGCCCTGCATGGTTGCTGGGCTGGCTTATATGTTGTCGATGAAGATTCCAAACGCTGATGCACGTACTCCTGTATTAAAAGCGCAGTATGACGAGGCTTGGGATTTGGCTGCTGGCGAGGACCGGGAAAAGGCGGCGGTGCGGTTTGTCCCACGTGAGAGCTTCTTGGGTGGCTACTAATGCCAAACAGGTTTGCAAGTGGCAAGAACGCAATCGCCATGTGCGACCGATGCGGGTTTCAGTACAAACTGAAGCAGCTAAAGTCCATTGTGGTGAAGACCAAGAACGTGAACATCTTGGTCTGTCCGGAGTGTTGGGAGCCTGACCAGCCTCAACTCTCGCTTGGTCTGTATCCTGTGGACGACCCGCAGGCACTACGGAATCCAAGACCGGATACGAGTTATTTTGCGGTCGGTAATGACGGTGCCAATGGCAGTCGTCAGATACAATGGGGTTGGAACCCGGTCGGTGGGTCAAGAGCCTTCGATGCGGAACTAACTCCGAACACACTGGCCCCGGCTGGTGAAGTAGGAACGGTAACGGTCGTTACGACCTAGGAGATTGTGATGAAGAACGGTATGCGTAAGATTGCGCGAGAAGAGGTTGGTAAGCACGAGCGTGCGATGCACGGCGCGAAGAAGATGCGTGCTGGTGGCAAGACCAACAGCGAGATGAAGAAGTACGGTCGCGGCATGGCGAAGGTGATGAACCAGCGCAGCCCGATGCGTGGCTCTTCTGGTCCGAGGTAAGTGCCATGAAAGAATTGAATCCCGGCAAGATTAGGCCGAATACCGACTCCACGGGGCGTAATGGCTACCCGGAGAAGGATGTGAACAAGGGCGTCACCCACATGGATATGAAGGGTGCTGGTGCTGCGACGAAGGGTAAGAAGTTCGTATCGCAGATCAACCTTGAAAACAACGCTAAGTACAGGTCAGGCTGGTCGCCGTGAATTACTCTCAGCTTTCTACACTGATTCAGGACTACGTTCAGTCCACGGAAACTTCTTTCGTGGCGAATATCCCGACTTTTGTGCAGTTAGCTGAAGAGCGGATTTATAACTCCGTTCAGATTCCGGCGATTCGTAAGAACTCGACTGCCACGATGTCGATTGGGAACAAGTATATGTCCCTGCCGTCTGACTGGCTTTCGACTTATTCGTTGGCGGTATTCAATCCGGCTAACAACGAGTACACGTACCTGCTCAATAAGGATGTGAACTTCATCCGCCAGTCGTACCCGGATGCGGACGATACTGGGCGTCCTGAGTACTATGCGATTTGGGATGACAACACGATGATTCTAGGCCCTGCGCCGGATCTCGCGTACACGGCTGAGTTGCACTACTACTATTACCCGACTTCGATTGTGAACGCGGGTACGTCTTGGCTGGGTACGAACTTTGAAACTGTTCTGCTTTATGGCTCGCTGCGCGAAGCGTACACCTACTTGAAGGGTGAGCAGGACATGATGAACTACTACGAGCAGAAGTATCAGGAATCGTTGATGCTTCTCAAGCGCCTCGGTGACGGCTTGGATCGTCAGGATGCTTACCGCTCTGGTCAGGTTAGGATTCCGGTGACTTGATGTTTAACGCAACAGCAGAAATCGGTCAGGTGTTGGTGCAAACCACCGACAATCGTGAACACACGGTAGAAGAGATTGCGGATCGTGCGGTTAATCGTATGGTTCGCGCTGATTCCAGAGAAGCCCTGCGCTATTGGCTGGTGAAATATCTACGTGAGGCTCAAGAGGCTGAGCGCAAGACAATATGCAAGAAGTTGGATAAACAGGGCTATGCGGAAATCGCACAATTAATTGGAGACCTCTAATGGCTATTTCACAGGCAATGGTTACGTCTTTCAAGGTAGAAATCCTTGATGGCGTTCATAACTTCGGTACCGCTCCGGTTCGTGCCACGGGTGCAGCAGACGTATTCAAACTCGCTCTGTATACCTCGTCGGCCACGTTGGATGCTTCCACTACGGCCTACACCACGACGGATGAAGTTTCGTCATCTGGTACGAACTACCC